ATACAATACAGAGGAAATGAAAAAACCGCAAGTGCAACCCGACACCGAGTGGCTCTGCCCCGATGAAATGGAACTGCTCCTCGAAGCCATTCACGCATTCAAAGCCACCAACGACGGCAAGCGCCATTCAGGCCGCTTAGCCTGGATTCGATCCAAGCTTGTCAGGGCCAAACTGGAGGGCGTTAACGTCCGTTGCTACAACTCCTGATCATTGGAACGTAAACATAAAAAAAACCCCGGTCGGTCCGGGGTTATCTTACTGTTAATCAAACAAGTCATTTAAAGCGCATTCAGCAATTAACTCGGACAATTCCGATTCTTCCTCTTCTAGCGCTTTAATTTGCTGATCGATTCGATCAATGTCAGCCCCTGGAACGTCAGAAACTGCAAAAACTTTAAGTCTTCGCATACTTTCTAAACTCTTCCTAGTCTGAATTAAACCGTCCAAATGTTCCCGAGCCTCACCTAAATCAGAAAAATGAAGCTCGGCCCATGTGCAATCTGCAGCGGTAATTTCGTGAGTCATAAGAAAAAACCCGCCATTAGGCGGGTGATAGAAACAGGTTTGCAGTTTTTTTTCTAATGCCATGCGCGAGAAAAGCGATAATCACCTTTGAGCCTCGCTTATGGCACAGCATACATCGACTACAGTCAGTGTCCCGAATCTGAGCAGGGCAAACCTTAACTAGATTTCGGTCTGCTGTTCGCCAAACCGTTCGACTTTCATGGCTTGAAACAGCCAATACAGCCGGAAGGCCTGCAGCTATCGCACGGTCTGCAGATTCCTCCGTTTCCGTTGAAACATTGATCCGCAAACCCTCGCGATTAGCACGCCTCAGCAGTTTGGCATTCTCGCCGATCATGTGATCATGGTGCGTGTACGTCCAAGCCTGCAGCCTGCGAGCTTTCACAACAGACACAAGGCCATTAAGAAAAGCTCGAGACAACCGACCGGACATCCCCGCCACTAAATCACCAGCCTGATTCAACCGTAACGCTGAACCAACTGGCAAAGTAGAAAGATCATCCAAATGATCCCGCCATCCCCTGGAACGTTGACCGCTTGAAACGGCATTCCAGTGAAGATTAAGCGGACCCGATGCCGCATAACAAACCTTACGCATTCCGCAGTCTTTCGGACAACTATTTTTTGATGTGGTCGTAACTGCAATTGGCCCCGTCTTTTTATTAGACGAGACCCGCGAAAGGTGAAACAATGATTCAGAAACAGTCATCGAATCACCCTCACGTAAGGTTGTGCGCCGCTGTGATGATGGAACGAATCCGGTTCCGTTGCCGCAGTTAATGCGACAGCAGCACCGAACGATCCGGCAGCTACAACAGCCGCCAATAGCTCACAAAATGATCTCATGATGAAGTTGGATGGGGTTGGTTCGTTGGTCTCGCTGAGAGCGTCCCCGTCGCCCGTCAAAATTGTCGGATGACATGTTGCACCTAATGACAGTCGCCCGGAGGCTATGCCGTTTGGCGCGTAACACTCTCAGCAATTTTCAGTTTTCAAGGTTCAAAGCAGAGCGGGAGCCGTTTCGCCCCTTCCCTCTCTTGTCTTGCATCCTAGCAAACTTCTTCCGATATTACAAGAAAAAAAACGAAAGAACCCAGCCGCTCCCGACCAGGGGCACCGTTGCAAAATTTCAACCGCACTAGCGACACCCCCGGAACCTAAACATATATCTGTTCAACAGCATTCGTGTAATAAAAAAGCCCCCTATAGGAGGGGGCAGGGTTTGGATTTATTGGAGCGCTGAGGCTAGTCGTCTTTATTTTCGATAGAGATTTTGAGGTCAGGGGCTTGGATATTGACGGTTTCAACGGATTCACCGATGACACGTCCGATGGAGTCAAGGACTTGGCTAGCGGTTTGGAGCTGGCCTTTCTTGAGGGCCTGATGGAAGAGTTTGGTACGCATGTGCTGAAGGCGAGCAAGCATATTTTCCCGATCAGCCTGCCAGTCTTCATCAACGAGCTGTTTGACTTCAGCCCAATCCCGCCAAGCGGTTTGAATAGAGCACTGTTCTTTCTCGGCGTGATCGTAAACGAGTGCTCTAGCGGAGAGGCCATCAAGCTGACGGCGATACAGCCTACGGATGCGATCTTGCTTAATTCGTGTGGTGCGGTCAGTGTCAGCCATCAAATCGACCTTTTTTACGATATTAACGGTATGGGGGTCATTTTGGCACGTCGGGAGGGGGGTAGGGGTTGAAAAAGCGTGTAATGTGATAGGCATGAGTCAAAAAACAGCACCTGTAAGCCTGCGATGGGCGCAGGGCCAAGTATTTTCAAGCGAGAAGCGCTTCCGAGTATTGGTAGCGGGGCGTCGATTTGGGAAATCGTACTTGTCATGCGTGGAATTGTTACGTGGAGCGATCAACAGACCGGGAGAGACATTTTTTTATTGTGCTCCGACGTATCGAATGGCGAAGGACATCGCGTGGAGGGCATTAAAAAAGCTTGTACCAAAAGTATGGATCAAGACTAAGAACGAGACGGACCTAAGGATCGAGCTAATTAACGGTTCAACGATCGAATTGAAGGGTACAGAGAACGCAATGGCGTTAAGGGGCCGCAGTTTATCTGGAGTAGTGCTTGACGAGGCTGCATTTATGGATGCGGAGGTATGGTTTGAGGTGATACGACCTGCTTTAGCGGACAAAGAGGGGTGGGCATTATTCATTTCAACGCCTGACGGTACAGCTAGCTGGTTTTATGACTTGTGGTGTTATGTGCCAGAGGACGAGACAGGTGAATGGCAGCGATGGAGTTATACAACGATTGAAGGCGGTAATGTTAGTGCTCATGAGGTTGAAGCAGCCCGCTCTCAATTAGATTCTCGAACATTTCGGCAAGAGTTTGAAGCAAGTTTCGAGAATTTAACTGGTTTGGTTGCGATCAGCTTTTCGGACGACAACATTTCAACAGATGCAAGAGATATTTCAATTCAACCGTTGTTATTGGGCGTTGATTTTAACGTAGATCCTATGTCTGGCATTTGTGCAGTAAAGGATGCAGACACTTTATATGTATTTGATGAAATCATGCTGACAGGCGGTGCAACAACATGGGATTTTGCGGAAGAGGTCACCCGTCGATACGGTGTGGAGCGACGAGTTATAGCGTGTCCTGACCCTACTGGCGGAGCACGAAAGACAAGTGGTGTTGGCGTAACGGACCACGCGATTCTTAGGCGTAGTGGTTTTACGGTTCAATCACCGAAATCACCATGGAAAATCCGCGACAAGATCACAGCGGTTAATACTGGGCTATTAGATGCTTCTGGAGCGCGAAGAGTAAAGATTCATCCTAGATGTAAGGAATTGATCAAGTCATTACGAACTCTGACGTATGCGCCTGGGACCGGGTTGCCCAACAAAAATTTAGGAGTGGATCATGCGTTCGACGCTTTCGGCTATCTTGTTTTGCAGCAGTTCAACTTGGCCAAACCAGAGGCCATGGGGACTACTACGTATCGTTTGTATTAATTTTTTTTGTGGTCCGTCGAGCACTAAACGCACCAACATGTCCGCGGTGTGAATCAAGAGATGTTGTTGTTTTGGGGCGGTTTACGTCTCAAGATGATGATTTTGTGCGAATGCGTAAGTGCAGGGATTGTAATTATCAATGGAGTACAGTGCAGCCACCCGAAGAAGTGCTAGACGAGTCAATTAGGATAATTTTTAACCGTTGGACGTCACCTGCAGGGCGAGAACGGCGTGTGACATTGAAATATGCGTCCAAGGCCCGTTAGAATGGTGACAGATCCCCATCACTGCCATGCCTGGTCATTATGGAAATGGTGCCAAGAAGGGCACTAAGAAGAGCACGAAGAAAAAAGGCATGAGCAAGGGCTCAAAGAAGATGCGGTGTGACTGTGGCAAGTAGGAACGAGCCTACAAACAAGGCGCTGTATTCTCGTGTCAAAGCCGAGGCGAAGCGTAAGTTTGCTGTTTATCCCAGCGCTTACGCGAATGCATGGTTGGTGCGCGAGTATAAGAAGCGTGGTGGCACCTATCGGAAGGTAAGCGATGGCGGAAAAAAAGCGAAAAAGCGCCGCTAAACCCCGTGGTGGCTTGGGGCGATGGTTTGCGGAGAAGTGGGTCGACGTAAAGACCGGGAAGCCATGTGGGCGTTCCAAGGGGGAGAAGCGGGATTATCCTGCGTGTCGTCCATCGAAGCGTGTATCTGACAAGACGCCGAAGACGACAAAGGAGATGAGTCCAGCGGAGAAGGCTAAATTTAAGCGTGAGAAGACCAGTTCAAAAAAGATTGGGTATCAACACAAGCGTCGAAAGCCGGGATCCAAGGCAAAACGGTCTAAGAAGTGATGGCTTACCGAGCTTGACAGGTTAGAATGAGGGGTATAACCCTTCCTTTGTCAACCCATGGCTGTTCTACGCGGAGAGCAGGGCGCAGTGTTCTTTGAAACCGGATCAGGCACTCTTGCTCAGGTTGTCGGCACTCGCAGCTGGAGCCTGAACATCAGTAAGGAAACATTAGACACCACCAAGCACACCGATACTTTTCGTAGCTTTGTTGGCAGCATGATTTCCGGCTCCGGCACAGTTGAATTGGTTTATGATCCTGATGCAACCGGTCAAGCTGGATTGATTGAAGACATTATAAAAACCAGCGATGCTGCCGATGCAAGCTTCGAGTTATTTACCACTGGCACCACCACTAATACTGATTCTGTAAGCTTTGCTGGAATTATTACCAGTATGGACATTACTTCTACAGTTGGTGACTTGGTTATTGCCACTTGCAACTTCATTACCAGCGGCACTATCACTTCCAACCTTGAGTGAGGTCTAGGTCATGGCTGAG